ATAACAAGCACACGCTATTTAACAATACCTTGTGATAATGATTATTATGGATCTACCGCAGACGGCGGATTTGCAGATGAGAACTCATCAGATAATGACTTTACTTTAGAATGCTGGATATATCCAAAATTCACTACAGCTAACTCGGCTCCAATTATGGCGGATGATAACACATCTATTGGAATATATTATGAAGCGGGCAATATAGTATTCCAACTAGAATCAGAAAGATTAGATTATAGTCTTCCTATTGTTTCTGCTGTTCATCACATTGTTGCAACATATACTCCAAGCGAGATGATTTTATATGTTGATGGAGAATTGGCTGCAAGCAAGCCCCTATCAAACTTTGCTTTTACTAATGCAGAACTTACATTAAAAATTGGACCTACGGCAAATGCGTCAGACTCATTTTTGATTGATGCCCCAGCAGTATATAGATATGCTTTGTCTCAATCAATCATATTAGAGCATTATTCTTATAATGGAGTTGTGCCTCCAGTTCAAATTGCCGATCCTGAGAACGGCACATTATTTGAAATTTTAGACGATAATGTATCTACTCAATATAAATTTTCTTACCCAGCAAACCGTCCACTAGATGTATTTTTTGATGATGATCTAGAATATAATCAAGACAAGAAGTATCTTGGAATTATTAAATCAACGGGATCAAAAACAGTTGTTGTAGAAGACGCTATTGCAATTCCTCTTGGCTTTGACATAGATTCTTCTAAAATTGAGTGGGATTCAAATGATGGTGTTTCAGTTAGGACAAAGGTTGAAGGTGGATCTTATCAAACAGCATATAACGGAAGAGCCATTCCTCAATTTAAATTAGGCGGGACATTTAGTTCTGAAAGAGTAATTTATTTAGAAATAACATTCACAACTACAGATGCAAGCAAATATATTCCTAAACTATTTAATCTATCATTATCATTTTATAATGATCAAAAAGTGTTTGCTTATACTAACTCTGATTATATTTATACTTTAGACGGCTTTGCAGGCTCTACAGATAATGAAATTGCTATGGGTAGAGATAAGCATAGGGCTATCTCTAGACACCCCCGCAATGGCCTTAGAACGGGTTCTGCGGCGGGTTTCAGAGTAAGTACACTAGAATCTACCAAGACAGTAGAACTATTCTTTACGCCCTCTACAACAGGAGCAAATACCCTATTCTATTCTCCAGCTTCAACTGGATTCACAGAGACTGAATATTCTTGGAATGGCTCAGGATCAATTGCAAAAACAAATATTTCCGCAATCTACGTAAATGGTATAAATCAGACAAGTCAGACAAATGTATCAAATGTCTTTACGGCTGGTGATCTACATCACGTAGTTTTGGTATTTACGGCATCTGCCACTGGAGACTTTAGATTTAATTATAAGTCTTCAGGTGGTCCATCTAGCCTATATCAATATATATCTTATTATCCATTGGCATTTAGCCAGTCAAATGCTTTGGCCCATTACAATATGCATATTGGAATCCCTGCCCTTTCGGTAGATGATTCGTCATTCACCCTGACAGAAAATGCTGTTGAGTATTATAATAACGACTGGATTGTTGTCCAAAGCGTATAATTTGTCACATTAGACGACAAAAAGCTGGACTTGTATCAAGAAGAATGGTAAAATAAAAACCTATGGATATTAAAAGAGTCAATCAGTCAGTTGTAGAAGATACAATTTTGGGTATTTATGTCTGGGAGATGCCAGATGGTCGCTGGATTGGCGATGATGACGGAAATTTCCTATCAGTTACTTCTAAAAAAGGTAATAGGCAAAGAATGAACCTGCTTGCTGATGCTGTTAGATCTTATGGTATTTATGAAGGACAGCCTAAGTTTTTGGCGGGTAAAAGAAAGATTGATGACGAAGAATATCAGCATCAAAAGCAAAGATTGGATTGGGGACTAGTTCCAGATCCATATGATATTGGTAGTTATAAAGATGAAATGAAAAAGGTACAGGGTAAAAGATAATGGAACATATCGACGACAATAACAATCAAGATATTGAAATTTCAAATGCGGCGGACTGGGTAAAATTTAATAGCCCAACAATTGAAAAAAGCAATGACCCATTTAAGGTAGAAGGCGAAGATATTCTAAAGATCAATGGCCTTGGTGCAACATTTCGTCGTAAACTAAGTAGAGAAATTCAAAAAAGATTTGTTGGTGCTGAAGGAACAGGAACTCAGCAGAACCTATTGGCTCAAGCAATTTCTGGCTATGCCATGTTTGACTTGGTTGAACCACAATATAATCTTGAATATCTATCTAGAGTATATGAAATTTCTCCATATAATTATGCTGCAGTTAATGCAAAGGTTTCTAACATTGTTGGACTTGGATTTGATTTTATTGAAACCCGCAAAACTTTAGAGGCTATGGACGGAATTTCTAGCGAAGCTCAACTTGAAAGAGCACGTAGAAAGTTAAATAAACTTCGTCAAGAACTACATCAATGGCTTGAAGATTGCAATGAAGAAGAAACATTTAAAGAGACATTAATTAAATTTTACACAGATGTTGAAGCAACAGGAAATGGCTACCTAGAAATTGGTAGAACTACAACTGGAAAAATAGGATATATTGGACATATCCCAGCAAAGACTATGCGTGTTCGTCGTTTGCGTGATGGCTTTGTTCAATTGCTATATGGAAAGGCTGTATTCTTCCGTAACTTTGGAGATCAAGAAACTCCTAACCCAATTGCAGGCGGAGAAGATAGACCTAATGAAATTATTCACATTAAGAAATATACGCCTCAAAACAATTATTATGGATTGCCAGATATCGTAGCAGCATCTAATGCTATGGCTGGAAATGAGTTTGCTGGAAAATATAACCTAGATTATTTTGAAAATAAGGCAGTGCCTCGTTATATTATTACAGTAAAAGGCGGAAAGCTTTCATCAGAATCAGAAAGAAAATTGCTGGAGTTTTTCCAGGTCGGACTTAGAGGAAAGAATCACAGATCTCTTTATATTCCACTCCCAGCAGATTCTCCAGATTCTAAAACAGAATTTAAGATGGAGCCAGTTGAGGCAGGAACTCAAGACTCATCATTTAATACATATCGTAAAATGAACCGTGACGAGATTCTTCTTGCCCACCGTACCCCAATTAATAAAATTGGAACTCCAGAAGGAATTAATTTGGCGGCAGCAAGAGATGCCGATAAGACATTTAAAGAGCAGGTTTGCCGTCCAGCACAAGATATTCTAGAGAAGAAAATTAATAGAATTATTGGCGAAATGACAGATGCTCTTGAAATTAAATTTAATGAATTGGCCCTTACCGATGAGGATACAATGTCTAAGATTGATGAGCGTTATTTGAGGATGAAGGTAATTACTCCAAATGAAGTTCGAATTAGAAAAGGCATGGTTCCTTTAGAGGGTGGAGACGAAGTAGTTGAATTAAAGCCAGAGCAACAGGCTGAAATTCGTACCCAGGCCTCTGGAAATAGATTAAGGGACCAAGAAAGACAAAATAATCAACCAGACATTTCTGGAGAAGCCCGTAATGAACAAGGGGCTGGAAGACAGGTTGAGTAATACTACTCAACTGATTATTTGCCTTTTTATATATAAAAAATTATAATTAAGCATATGAATATTGAGAAATCTCTATGGTCATCAGATGGCGATAGAATCAGCTTATCGGTTCCTTTTACAAAAGTAAACCGTGAAAAACGCACAGTCTCAGGTTTCGCTACGCTTGATAACCTTGATCAAACAGGAGATCTTGTAACAGCAGAAGCAAGCATGAAGGCATTTGAAAACTTCCGTGGCAACATTCGTGAAATGCATGGATCAAATGCAGTTGGCAAAATGGTTTCATTTAGACCAGAAACATTTTATGATCCAAAGAGCGGCGAGTTTTATAATGGCGTGTATGTAGATGCATACATCTCAAAGGGCGCACAAGATACATGGGAAAAAATTCTTGACGGCACACTAGCAGGATTTTCAATCGGCGGAAAAATTATTGAATCAGATCATGAAGTAAATAAGGCAACAGGTAAGACAGTTCGTTTTATTAAAGATTATGCTCTTATGGAACTTTCAGTAGTAGATTCACCAGCAAACGAGCTTTGCAACATTTTGTCTATTCAGAAAATGAATGGTCAGCTTATGTTTAAAGGTATTGCTGCAGAAACAGTAACAGAAAATATTTTTTATGATAAGGATACAGATGCTGTATTCGTATCAACAGAAGCATCTTATACATCTCCAGTAACAGGTAAAGAAGCAACCTTAATTGGATGGGTAGAGAGTAACGATGTAAACAAAGCAAAAGAGATCGATAGAATTCTTGCTTCATTCAAGAAGACAAGAGAAACGTTGCCTGATACAAACACAATTGCAAAACAGGCAAACGCAGAAGGAGGTAATGAAGTGTCAGAAAATACAGAAACAACTCCAGTAGTAGAAGAAACTGCTCCTGTGGTTGAAGAAACACCAGCCGCTGCTCCTGCAGAGGAAGCACCAGCTGTTGAAGACGCTCCTGCAGAAGAAGCAGTAGCAGACGCTTCTGCCGAAGTTCTGGAAAAAGCAGCCGACGTATCAGAAGTTGAGGTTGATGAACCTGATTTTGCAAAGATGCTAGGTGATCTTAAGGGATTTTTCTCTGAGACACTAAACAAGGCTTCTGAGGCAAACGCAGCTCAAGTGTCAGCAATTAAAGACACAGTTGAGACATTCAGCAAGAGCGTAGATACTCGTATTTCAGAATTGGCAGAACAACATGCAGCACTTTCAAAGGCTGTAGAAAACATCAAGAACACGATTGAGGGCGTAGAAAAGCGTGTTGACGCAGTTGAATCAGAAACTGCAATTAAGAAGTCCTCTGACCTTGGCGGGTCACAGGAAGTAATAACCAAATCCAAATCAAAATGGAACGGTTCTTTCCTCGGTTCCGTAAACGAAATTTTCAACTGAAAAGGTAGGTGAAATAAATAATGAGCAATGAAACATTAGAAAAAACAGTTGCAGCAAATACTACAGTTTCTACAGCTATGACAGGGTCAGCTTCAGCTACCACTGGCGTACACGTAGGATCTGAGGGAAATGGCGGTCTACTCAATCCTGAGCAGTCCTCTCGCTTCCTTGATTATATGTTTGATGCAACCGTCATTGGTAAAGTGGCTCGTACTGTTCGCATGCGAGCAGACACCACTGAAATTGACCGTATTGGCGTAGGAAGTAAGCTTATGAAGCTTGCAACTGAAGCTGACGACACCGCTTCAAATAGCGCTGTCACATTCTCTAAGATCTCTCTTTCAACAAAGAAGCTACGCTTAGACTGGGAGCTTTCAACAGAGTCTCTTGAAGACAATATTGAGGGTGCAGATCTAGAAGATCACATCGCACGTATGATGGCAACACAGGCAGGTAATGACATTGAAGATGTTATCCTAAATGGAAATACTGCACTAACATCAGATGCACTTTATAAGGCATTTGACGGTGTAGTAAAGAAGTCTAAGGCTAACGGTCACGTTGTTGACGCAGGTGGTGCAGCAGTATCACGTGCAGTATTCAATTCAGCACTTAAGGCTATGCCACGTAAGTACAAGCAGCGCAGAGCAGATCTTCGCTTCTTGGCTGGTTCCAATTTGATTCAGGACTTCCTGTACGCAAACAGCATTGGAACAAACAACACTATTCCACAGGATATCGCTTCAAGCGTTATTCGTGGACAAGAAGTTCAGCCACTCGGCGGTCCAGCAGGATACGTCGCTCCATTCGCATTCGGTATTCCGATTGTTGAAGTTCCTCTTCTAAATGAGGCACAAGATGGCGACTATTCAGGCGAAACAGGTAATCACGGAGATATCCACTTGACATTCCCAAATAACGTAGTTATTGGTATCAAGCGTGATGTAACCGTTTACCGCTTCTTCTGGCCACGCAAGGACTCTATCGAATATACAATGTATACTCGTGTAGGTGTCGAAATTGAGCAGGCAGACGCTTGGGTCGTAGTTAAGAACGTTAAGGTCGCTTCCTAATTTATAGGATTTAGATCCGCAAGAAATGCCCCCTAAATTAATTTTTGGGGGGCTTTTCATTTAAATTTACTAATGCTATAATTGTTTTAAGTAGAAATAGGAGATTAATATGTCATTTGAGACATTAAAAGTATCTGAACTAAAAAAGATTGCAGAAGACTTTGCAGTTGAAGTAGAAGGTCTAAAAAATAAATCAGACATCATTGCAGCCCTCGCAGAAGAAGGCGTAACATGGTCAATCTATCAAAAAACCCTTAGCGACATTGAAGAGGCGGAAGAAGATTCAGACGAGATTCTACCTAGATTTGATCATAAGAAAGAACAAGCAAAAGACACTGTATTGGTTCGTATGACTAGAGCTAATTTTAGGTATGATATTATGGGATTTACCTTTACTAAAGATCATCCATTTGTTGCGATGACTTCAGATAAGGCCCAAGCAATTTTTGACAAGGAGGAAGGCTTTAGATTAGCTACCCCAGCAGAGGTACAGGAATACTACAACTAATCTAGCCTATACAAAATGGAATTATCAATAGGCTCCACATATCCAGTAAAACATAAAGTTTATTGGAGAGGAGAACCTACGGATACAGATGCTCTTCCAGTTGTAACTGTTTATGATGTTACGGAAGATCCTACTGCCAACCCTCCAATTAATCCAAATACAGTTTTGTATACACTCACGGCTGAAAAGTCGGAAGTAGATATTGGTGTATACCAAATATCGCTTCCTGTTAATGCAACATATAAATCTAGAGATTTAAAGCTTAGATGGTCTTATCAAATTAGCGGAAATGCTCAGGTAAGAGAGCATAAAGTATTTGTTATACAGCCATATGTAGATATTGAACAATCTATCGATTCGCTTGGTTTTGGAGAAGATCCTTCAGATCCAGAATATAAAACATATTCTCAGCTTAGATCAGCAGAAAGATATGCTCGTAAAAACATAGAAAATTATACTGGACAGAAGTTTTATTTATATAATGAAACATTTGCAATGTATGGCTCTGATTCAGATACACTTCTTCTTCCAGAAAAACTTTATGATTTACACAAGCTATATGTAAATGATATTCTTTTAATAGATAACTTAACTGATCCAGACACTGATAACTGGAATTATGATGTAGAAATTATTGAGAGCGGATTTGGGATAAGAATTAATCGTGCCAGCCTTTTAGATAATACAGTATATACTGCCAATGGCATGGTTCCTCCAACAATTCATGATGGAGATGGAGTATTTAAATCTGGCAACAGATATACAGTTGTAGGCTCATTTGGCTACCCAAATGTTCCTGATAATGTGGAACTTGCAGCTATTGAATTAATGAGAGACTTTTTCGCTAAGGATAATACATGGCGAAATAAATATATAGGAGAACTATCTACATTCGACTGGGACTTCAAGTATACAAGTGGTGCTCACAGCGGAACAGGAAACCTTTACGCCGACAAACTTCTTGAAGACTTTGTTCTTTCCAAGATAGTTATAATCTAATGTCATCAGGGCTAGTAGACTCAATTCTATCAATGAAGCTTGACGTATATCGTCAATCTGAAATTCAAGATCCAGATACTGGAGCCATTAAAAGAGAGTGGAATTTCCATAGAACAATCGCTTGCCACGCTAAAGGCGTTATTAGTAACTCTGCAACAACCCGCTCAAGCGATAGACAAGTATTTGATAATAAGTATAAAAATGAACAGACAGTACAGCTTAGAACATCTGAAAAATTAATTACCAGAGAAAAGGTTACTAATATTAGAAACCAAGACGGGGTAGTTGTTTGGACTGAAATTAATTTCCCATCAGATACGCCAACAGTTTTTGAGGTCGTTGGAACAACTCCAATTACAGACCCATTCGGTTCTTTGATTGGATATAATACTACAGTCATAAGATCGGAGAACCAGCAAATTGGACAATAGCACAGCATTAGTTCAGGCTGCCGTCGGTCTTGAAAGATTAATGGGTGGCACAAAGAACGCTACCCTAACAGATAGCACAGTAGCTCAAGTATCTGCTTATGTATATTACAATGCTCAAGTTCTTGCTAAATTAACTAAGAATAAAGCATTTCAAAGTAAATTTACAAAAACAATTTTTGATCAAATTCAAAAAGATTTTGGATTATATATAGATGCTCAGGCTAGAGTAAAGCCTAAATCTCTTCACCATGTTTATGAATGGAAGCGTGTCGGACAACCAAATGCTCGCCTATTTAAGCTAAAGGTTATTTCAGAGCAAGGTATTTCATTCAGAATATCCTATGAGTTTTTAGATTCCAAGACCCTTGTCCCAACAAGTAAGGGTGTTCACAGACACGTATTTAAGAATAAAGCTATGATTATGGAAAATGGAATTCCAGTAGTAATTCGTCCACGATTCTCAGAAAGATTAGTATTTGAAGTTCCAGGCGGAACAATTTTTATGCCTAAGCAAAAGTCTGTTACAGTAAATAGGCCAGGAGGAAAAGCAGCAACTAATCAATTTAGATTGGCTTATGCAAGATTCTTTACTGGCAATCTAGTAAACAATTCAATCAAAAATTCTGGATTTCAAAAGCTATTCGGTGCATCAATGGCTAAAGCACTATCTATACCTTCAAATATTAAACGTGTTCAGTATAAATTTACTCCAAACACAATTAGCCTACAGGCAGACTCTGCCCTACACAATGCCTTTGGAGGAGTACTATGACAGTAAATTTTAAATTAGATGCAATGACAGAACTTCGTAAATTTATATGGACAAAATTAGTAGAATATAAAATATTTGACGAAGACGATTATTGGTCAGATAATTTAAATGAAAATATTATCCCAATTGTTCCAGTTCAGCAAACTGCTGAAATGAATCAATTTTTGAGCGGGAAGAAGCATATAGTCTATGATAAGGTAGGAATGGCCTATGACGATATTTGGCTTATTTGTACAGAGCAGGTCCTATTTACGACATATTCAACCGACTTCTCAGAAATTAATGAAGTAAGAAATTTTATGATTGATCAATTTAGACGCATGGATGATTCAGCCAAAGATGTAAATTATTGGTCTGGAATATCTAATAAGTTTAAGTTTCATTCAATTTATATTGCAGATATATCCCCTACATCTCCTTCAGAGGAGCTTCAGGGATTTTTCTCTGCGGACGTAATCCTTGAGGTCAAATATTCACGGATGACGGATACATTAGGCAGATACTCGTAACATTTGCCTTTTGACCCCTTATGGCCTAAAATTGGATTACATGAGGAAAGAGCCTAGCCAGCTAAAAATTTATAGAATTCACAGGAGGTGGAAATAAATATGCCACAGTCAACAGGTAATGCTAAAAACATTCTCGTTGGTGCGTCGCCATTGTTCATTTCGAACATCGACTCTACTGTTTCTGGATATGAGAGCACATACGCTAACTCAGAGCCAGGACTAAATGGTGGTCCAGCATTTGCAACAGGTACATCTTACACAGATACACTTAATGCAGTAACATCTGGAACATTCTACTATCGTAACGTAGGTTTTACAAATAATGGTCTTCAGATCACTTATAACCCAACATACGATTCAGTAACAGTAGACCAGTTGCTTGATACAGCTAAGCTGTTCAAGTCTGCGATGGAAGTTATGATCATGACAGAAATGTCTGAAGGTACACTAGAAAACGTTCTAGTTGTATTCGGTCAGGCAGACGACCCATCTAATAACACATCACTTAGCCAAGATAACACAATTATCAACGAAGGTACAGCAGGAGCAACATCATCAAAGTCAACTTTGGGTATTGCTGCAGGTGCTCTTGGTATTGCACCAACTGAGCGTCAGCTAGTCGCTGTAGGTCAAGCACCTACAGTACAGCGTGGATCTATTGTAACAAAGACAGAGCGTGTATACTATGCACGTCGTGTTCTTTCCGTACAACAGTCACAATTCTCGCTTGCTCGTACAACCCCAACCACATTTCCAGTAACCTTCCGTCTTCTTCCAGATGGTAACTATGCTGGATCTGAATATGGTAAGATTATTGACCGTGTATTGACAGCTTAATAATAATTTAAATATTATTGCTCAAAGCCCCCGATTTTTCGGGGGTTTTGTGGTTGTATTAGTATTATGTATTTGTTATAATAATTAAGACTATCCAAGGAGGATAAATTGGCTACTACAGTATATGACGTGGAAGAGATCACGTTGCAAAACGGGGACACAGTAAAATTAAAGCCCCTAACAATCAAAGAACTACGTAAGTTCATGACAGCAGTACAAAAGACTGCAGACGTAAAAACAGAAGACGAAACATTAACAATCCTTATTGATGCATGTGCAGTCGCATTGGAAAAGCAACTCCCAGATCTTGTTAAAGATAGAGATGCATTAGAAGATGCACTAGACGTTCCTACAATTAATCGCATTCTAGAGGTATGTGGTGGAATCAAACTTGACGACCCAAACCTACTAGCGGCGGCGGTTCTGGCTGGTCAGAACTAGACCTTGCCGCTTTAGAAGGAGAGTTGTTTCTTCTAGGTCACTGGAAAAGTTACGAAGAATTAGAAGAAAACCTCTCAATGCCAGAATTAATAAATACATTTGAGGCGATGCGAAAGAAAGACTACGAGAACAAAAAGTTTCAAGCTAGTCTGAAAGGTATCAACTTAGATGAAGAAAATAATAAAGAAGGAGGTCCTACGTTCGAAGACATTAAGCTAAGAGCAGCAGGAATTAATGCAGATCGAAGCGATGTCTTGTCACTACAAGGAAGTTTTGCAGCAGAAGCTGGATTCGGAATTGGAGCGGGCTTAGGATATTCTAGGAGCAACTAACTAAATGGCAGAAGAGACAATCAGTACACGCATTGTTGCCAATGCGGATTTCTCAGCCCTTATTGCAGATGTGCATAAGGTCACAGCCAGCCTATCTAAATTACAGGAGCAATTAGCCAACTCTAATAAGATGTTGGCAAATCAAATTTCTGTAATGAATAGGTCTTTCTCAGATACACTGAGAAGTACTGGTCAGTTCTCAACACACTTTGTAAGCCTACAATCAGATGTAGAAAAGTTTGGTAAGAATCTAGATGGCGGAAAATTAAAGTTAAATCAATACTTTAATACATTTAGAGATCATGCTAAAACATCTGGCGGATTAATCAGAGAGCTTGCTAAACAGCAGGTAGCTCTACAAAATGCCATACTTCAACCACTAGGTCGTAACTCTCAGGGATTAATGCAGTTTAACGTGCATGTCCCAAGAGGCTTGGATAATGTTAAAAATAAGACTGCAATTGCAAGACAAGAATTGCAAATTTATAATAAGGTTATTCAAGACGGAGCAGTTCAACTTATTAACTGGGGTAAAAATACTCAATGGGCAGGCCGTCAGCTAACAGTAGGTTTAACTATTCCATTAGCCGCATTTGGAAAAGCAGCAGCAGATGCATTCAGGATGGCGGATCAAGAATTAACACGTCTAACAAAGGTTTATGGTGATGTTGCAGGAACTTCTGCAACTGAATTATCAAGAGTTAGAAAAGAAGTTGAGTTGACAGCAAAGGAACTGTCATCTGCAATGGGTGTAAATTTTAGAGAAACTATCGGTCTTGCTGCTGATATTGCAGCTACTGGAAAAACTGGAAATGAACTATTAGGCTCAATTTCAGAAACAACACGTCTTGCAGTACTTGGTGAAGTAGATAGGCAAGAAGCCATGAAGGCAACTCTTGCAATTCAGTCAGCATTTAAATCTAATACAGATGAATTATCTAAATCTATTAACTTCCTAAACGCAGTTGAAAACCAAACATCAACAACTCTAAATGACTTAGTAGAAGCAATTCCAAAAGCTGGTCCAGTAATTAAGGGACTTGGCGGTAGCGTACAAGATCTTGCACTTTATCTAACAGCTATGCGTGAAGGCGGAGTTTCTGCATCAGAAGGCGCTAACGCATTAAAGTCTGCACTTGCGTCTTTGATTAACCCAACGGATGTTGCAGTTGCTAAATTCCAAGGATTTGGAATTGACTTATTGGGTATTGTTCAAAAAAATGCTGGCAATGTTACAGGCACACTATTTGAATTGCAGGCAGCATTAGATAGATTAGATCCACTACAAAAGCAACAGGCTATTGAGCAGTTGTTTGGTAAGTTCCAGTTCTCTCGTCTAAATGCTTTGTTTGAAAACTTAGGTCGTCAAGGAAGTCAGACTCTTCAGGTTATGGACCTTATGAAGAGAAGCAGCTCAGAACTTGCTGCAGTTGCTGACCGAGAGTTGGCGGCAGTAACAGAGTCTGCTTCAGGAAGATACCGTAGAGCAATAGAAGGGCTAAGAGCCGAACTCGCTGGAATTGGAGAGCAATTCCTTTCAATTAATACAACACTTATTAACGTAGTTCAAAATATCGTAGAATTTATTAATAAACTTCCTGGCCCAGTAAAACAAGCACTCACATTCTTGGGCGGATTGACCGCAGTAGCTGGTCCTCTGATCATGCTTACTGGTGTACTTGCTAACTTCTTTGGCTATATTCTAAAGGGTGTTGGCCATATGAAGGCATTCTTTAGAGGCGGAGAAGGCTGGAAATATCTTACACCAGAAATGTTGGCGGCAGAAAAAGCTGGTAAATTAGTAGAGCAAACATTTTATAGCGACGCTAAAGCTGCTTCTGTTTTGCAGATGGCACTTAAAAATCTTATTGATGAATTTGCAATTCTGGAAGGAAAGTCTCGTCAGGCTGTAGTTCCAGTTGGACCAGCAATTTCAACAATTGGCGGGAACGTAGTAGCTGGATCAGCACAAAGAGTAGTAGATCCAAATAATCCATTTGCAGGTGCACCATATACTCGTGCATCTACTCATATGGTTCCAAGATCTGGAATGACTGATGAACAAAGAATGCAGCAGACAATATTTGGTCTTGTTCCAGGAGCAATTCCTGTAAATAGAAAAATTGGTGATAACCCACAAATTTACATGAACGAGCCTTTGCCAAATATTCCAGGCCTAACATCTATTAACAATGTATCTACAGGTGTAGTTTCTGGTGAAGCAGCAAAATGGCATGCCATGATGGCCACACTTGGAATGCAGTCAAAGCAGGAAATTCAAGATTTGCGTCAACAGATTATTGCTACTGGTACAGTAAGCAAAGATTTCATGAACACATTTGACGATATCTTGCCAGCAGTTAAAGCAATTACAGATAATGCTGCATCTCAATCTGCTGCAATTGTTGCAGAATTACGTGCAGGTAAAATAAACCTTGAACAGGCTAAACAGCAAATTATTGCATTAAACTTAGAAACTGAAAGAATTATTGGAACTACAGTAAGTGCTCAAGCAGCAGCAATGGGCAAGACAATTAATCTTACACAGGTTCCTACATTAGATCAGCCAGTAGTAGACCCTACTGGAAAATCTAATATGCGTGAATTATTTAAGAAGAGCAAGACCAGAGACTTTGTAGATAAAATTGCACGAGCACTTGGAGTAAGAACTTCTGGTGCAGGATATAATATTGAGACAACAAAGCCTAAAAAGTTTAACAGTGGTAATTTAGTTCCTGGAAGTGGAAATACTGATACTGTTCCAGCAATGCTTACTCCAGGCGAGTTTGTTATTAATAAAGAAGCTACTGCTAGAAATCTACCACTTCTTATGGAAATTAACTCAAGTACTAGAGGAGGCGTTGCATCTAGTTCAAGGGGTAACTATGGAGTTAGACCAAACTTAGGTCAAGTTTTAGGCGGAATATTTAGAAGGCCAGAAAATAGGAGAACCCTAACTGTTCGTGGCAATCCTTTGCCTAGACATTATTGGTCTACAAGAACTGGTGCAGATGTCAATGCTAGACGTAACGACTTAATTGAAAGCCACGATGCTGGATGGAAAATTAAACATCCAGACGGTAGATTCTTTTCAAGAGAAGAGTTACAAGGGCTAAGTAAAGATGAAGTCAACATGCTGTGGAAAGATGTTGATAGAAGTCATATGGGTACAGCAACTCATAGAGATGCAGATGGATTTTATTTCCTTCCAGCCCTATTTGGACCACAGCAGAGATACGGTGCTGGCGGAAATCTATCTTTAAGGACTGGTGGTAATCCACAAGAAATTCTAAGAGCTTTAAATTCTGGAACAATGCATCCTTTCTCAACAATGAGATCTTCAGCACGTCTTTTAGGATATCCATCTAAAGATATTGATAGAGTATTTGGAGAAGCATGGAAAGACATGTCTATGCAACTCCGAACAAGAAGTAAGCCATTCGGTAAAACAAGTGATACCTATGAAGAATTTGCTATGGGTATTTTGCAGAAACATCTTAAGAAATTAAAGATTCCTAAAACAAATACAAGCTTCTTTGATGAAATGATGAAGATTGGAACAGTCCGTGGCGGCGGCGGAGCTGGATCTGTTTCTTCTGCAGTTATGGCTGGAGATGAAACAATTTCATTTAGAAATAATGGCGGAATGATTTATATGAATTCTGGCGGAATGGTTCCAGGAGTTCAATACCTTGAAGATGGCGGTGGAGTACAGGGATTTAGATCAGGATTCCAGTCACAAGCTGGAACCCCAGGCAATCGCAGATTCTTTGGTTCTGGTTTATTTAAATCAGATAATACTGGCATGCGTGGCATGGCTATGGGTATGGGTATGGGATTTGCAGGACAAGCAATCGGAGGAGATATTGGAAATGCTATTCAAATGGCTTCTATTATACCTATGCTTGCTCCTAATATGCTCTCTAAGACCTTCAATGGGCTAAAGGGTGTAGCAACTGCCCTAACTACCACAGGAAAGGCCGCCAGCTTGGCTGGAAAGGCCCTAGGATTGGCCTTTAGAGCCCTACCATTCGGAGCTGCAATTGGAGGAATTCTAGCTGTTGGTGCAGCAATTAAATATTTAAGGGCGGAGGCTGAAAAGCGTCGTAAGGAAGAAGTAGCTGGAGTTGGTATTACTAAGCAAATGTCTGAAGAGGCAAAGCTTAAGAATATTAATTTATCAGATTCTATTAAGTCAGTAACAGAACAATTAAAGCTACAAAGAGCTGCTGGCCTTGCCGCCTATGAAGCATATACACAGTCAGGTATTCCACAATTAACTCTTACAATTAAAGAACTAAAGGCTGCTCAAAAAGAAGCTAAAGAAACAATGAAAGAATCTGTAAATTTATTTAATAATGCAGATCCTTCAGATGTTATTGAATTAGCACAAAATTTAAAAACAGAATACATTGCTGGTGGAATGAGTGTTCAAGAAGCAACAAATAAAATTTATGCATTAATTTCTGTTTCAAATAAAGCTAAATTTGCAGTTTCTGCAGTTGCTAACGAAGGATTTGTGGCAATTACTGATGCGTCAACAGCTGCAGATTTAAAGATTAGAAAACTTGCAGAAGGTTTAACTACAGTTGATGCTGAAGGCTTAGCATCTGGAATTGATTCAATGGTTGTATTGCTTGATATGTCCATGAATAAATTAAAGGGTACAAAAGATGAGTTTGGAAATGTTATTGATGCTGGAGCAGCTCTAGAATCACAATTTGACAAGATATCTAATGCAGGCGGAACAAGTCCAATTGGCGAAATGGCTATGCAAAATCTTCTTAAGATTAGGCCAGAACTAGAAGGTGTAATTAATAGCGCAGACACACTTGAGAGTATTTATGCAAAATGGAGAATTCAATTATCTGGTGCTGTAGTAAATCTTAAAAATCTAACTGCAGAACAAGCCAAATCTTTGGCATTAGTTCAGGCTGCTGGACAACAGGCAATGGATCAGGCAAAAGAATCTGGCAAGGGCGGAATTCTTGGAGCATCTCAAAAAGTATTAGATGGCCTTAATAAGAGTGTTAAAAGAAATTCTGCAGATAGCCGAGCAGCATTTGAACAAGCTCAAAAGAATTATGAAAAAGAATTAGAGTTAATTGAAAAGAAGATTAAAAAGATTAACGAAGAGGCTGAAGCAAGAAAGAAAGCCCTTGAAGATCAGCAAAGGTCAGAAGATACAAAGCTTGAAATTCAAAAAGCACAGCTTGATTATCAAAATAAAATTGCTGCTGGTGATATGGCTGGCGCTGCAGCGGCTCAATTAAGAATTAAACAATTAGTTAATGAGCGTGAGAATCAAAAAGCTATTGACTCAATTGAAGAAAATCGTGCTAAGCGTGTAAAGGCTGAAGAAGCAAAAGCAGAAAAAATTAGATCAATGGCCAAAAAGAAAGAAGAGGCTCAGGCATCGGTTGTTTCAAATGCTTCACGTGCAGCAGAACAACGTGGAATTATTCAAGACTTGCAGTCCAAGTACGAGGGTCTTATTTCTAGACAGAACAGCCTTGAATTTATTAAAGATAAAGACGCTAGAGAAATTGAAAGAAAATCAATTAGTGGTGGAATTAATGAATTATCTAGAAGAATTGCTTCTGAAGGTGCTGGAAATACACAATTTTCAAAGATACTTGCTGAGGCATTCCCAGGTCTTGTTGCAATAAATGAAAAGAGTAAAAAGCTTGAGTCTAGAGATCAAGGTACTGTAACCCAAGCCGCACCAGATATATTAGGTGGCAAAGTAATTCCTGCTCCAAAGATAACATTACCTAGTGGTGCTGAAACAGCCTTTGCGTCAGATGCAGCTAAAATTAAATCTGCAGCAGAAGCAGCATATGACAAATTGGGTGATGGTAAAACTTTAAGAGATGTTGTAGATGCAATTCTAAATGGGCCTAATGCTAAACAGGCAGCGGCAGGAATTAGATTTACAAAAGATAATCCTTATAAATTAACTGGTAGGTATGAAACTAATAAAGATGGAACCCTTAAGGATCAAGAAAGATTTGATCTTAATAAAGAAATGGGATTTGTTAAGGGTGATTATTATACTTATAATGGTAGAACTTATCGTGTTGTTGGAGGCAAAACAATTCAGTCTGCTGCATATGTTCAACCAGTGGGACGTGCAACATTTGGTAGAATTGTTCCACGACGCCCATATATTGTAGGAGAGCGTGGTCCAGAAATGCGTTACTTTGACGACGGTCCAGGATATATTGGTCCAAGATATAATGTACCAGGAAAAACAAAGTCGGACTATTATTATTCTCCTAATCAACAACCAGCTAATATACAAAATAGCCCTACATTTGTTTTTAACTTTGAAGAAGCTCCAAAGAATGCTAGAGAGCTATATAATGAATTTCAAAAGATTGTTAAGGTAGAAATGTCAAAGACTGGAAATACAGTAGTATACGGAGGCAAAAAATAATGTCAATACTTTTACCTGTAGGCTCCCTACTATATTTTGATACTGGAACCGATCCAGTTAATCCAACATGGTCTAAAATAACAGAACACAACAGACAGCCACTAAGCATTACTAAGAATAGAATTCAAAAGGTGCAAAGAATGGCAAATGGCACTCTTCGTAAATTCTTTGTAGCAGAAAAAAGAGAGTTTAGCGTATCATGGACTATGCTACCTACATTTTCAAATATGACAGTTGATGGAGGCTATGCAAAAGATGAAATTGAAAGCTTCTATGAAACTAGTAAAGGACAAGGCACATTTAAAATTAAAATAGTTTACGGTAAAGAGCAGACATCTCCTTATGCTGAGAGATCAGAAATTGTTACCGTATCCCTATCATCCTGCAGTTTTGAGCTTCTTAAAAGAAACGTAAAGGCTAGAGGATCTGATCCAGCACAGGAATTCTGGAATGCATCTCTTTCTATGGAAGAGGTCTAATGATAACGGCAAGCAACGAATTAAAAAACGTATTCTATAACAATCTATCAATTAAGACAGATGTTGGATGCACTATAGAGTACAACATGAACTCTTTGTTGGACAACTTAAGAGTAACATACGACTCTTCGCTTGAGACCTACTATCCTAAAATTGATGGAAAGATTAATATTTATAAAAAACTATTTCCAATTGATTCCATTATTCGTCCATGGCGTTCATTATATGGTGGTAATAAATATTTAATTTGGACTACTGGAATGACAGAAACTACAAAAGATTCGTTCTTTAGCCCACGCAGAATCAGTTATCCGAGAACGGCGGCAGATCAAAATGATGGATATGAATCCCCTAAACAGAGTATATATCCAAGACTTTATTATCCTGGAGTCAATGCTACATATAAATATTGGGTATCTCCAATATCAGAAGATGCTAAATTAACTGTTACATATTCTATTCTTACTGCAACAGTATCAGAAGCATCAAGCTCAGGTACTCTTGTCACATATAAAACATCTCAGCCACATGGATTTACATCTGGACAAACTGTAACAATTACTGGTCTTACAACTGGTACATTTAATATATCAGGAACTATTTATTCAATTGAAAGCTCAACATCATTTACTATACAAAGTAGCGCTACTGGCACATGGGCAACGGGACAATCTGGAACAGCAACATTAAGTGCTGCTACTAAACCAGCCGTGTCAAATAAAATTATTGCTAGATTTGAAAAGACTCACGTTCTCCCATCTTCTTGCAGCTTTACAATTACATATTCAGACAATACAACTGCTTCTATTACTGGACAAACAGTGCCATCTTCTGGAGAAATTGTATTACATTGGAATGGAACTACATGGTCACAAACTGCACCATCTACAATTCAGTCTCCTAAATTAATTAAATCAATATATTTAGATGCTATAAATCCTTCTTCTGGAAAAGCTATAGGAGTTATTGAAGTATCTGCAAGATGGATTAAAGACATATCTTCAGATGTAATTTCATTTGATATTCAAAAAGAAGCATCTTCAAGTTCAGAAGATTTGTTGCCCGTAGGAACAATTACTGCAAATAATATGGAGGTTGAACTTGTTAAATACGATCAGTCTAGCCTTCAATATGTTGCATATAATAGAGCGTCCACATCTTGGGATACAACAAAAACCTACCTTGTAAAAAATGCAGAGCTAAAACCATATATTAGAGTCTACCATGACAACGGTGCATTGGGAACGGCTCCCAATAAGCATGACGATGTTCAACAGGGAACCTTTTATATAGATAGCTTTGAAACACAAGAATATGGCGAGACATCTATAAATGCCCTTGACACATCAAAATATCTTATGGAAACAATTGCCCCATATATTTTGTGTGAAGGATATCCAGCAACTGGAATTATTAGATATCTTTTAGATTCAGTTGGATTTACTAATTATGAAATTCGTGTAGCTATTGATGATACTTCTATCCCGCAAATTAATTTTTGGTGGACAGATGGAACAAAGACTATATGGGAGTGTTTGCAAGAAATATGCAGAGATATACAGATGAATGCATTTGTAGATGAAAATAATATTCTTCAGTTTTATAGCAGAGACTACTTGTACAAGCAGGTAAATGTTGCTTGGGAATTTTATGAGTCTGCAGAGGGATCAAAGCAGCCTAACATTATGTCATTTTCTAAACGAGAAATTCCTGGGGCAAATTATGTTAAAGTCTTATGGCAGAGTCAATTAACATCAGACTATCTAGGAAACTCAACAGATCTTTGGGTAGATGAGGTTGCATATCTTAGCGCTGGCGGATTAAGAAAAACAATAGAGGCTAATACATCACCAGAGAATACAGAGCTTTCTATCGATATTGAAACTTTAGATAAATATAGTCCTTCGGCGGTGTTGTATAATTATCAAGGATATGTTTTAATTGATTCAGAGATTATTGAGTATGATGCGATTCAGTATCAATATACTCCTCATAACTCTAACACTGCTGTTCCAGTATGGATTGAATCTGCATCTGATGTAAACAAATATCAATTTTTATCCAAGCCAGGGTATGCCGATATTAATAAACCAAATGAGACAGCGTACTTTAGACCAACAGGAAGATATAGAGTAAAAACTAGAGGAGCTTTTGGAACAACTCCAGCAAGACATACTGCATCTGCTCTTGAGTCGTTGTCAACATGGAATCAAAAGGAGGTATTCTGGCAATGAGACCTTATTTCTATGCTAATGGCGGAAGCACCTCTTATGGAGTAGATATTTCTCAGCCACCTACTTTAGAGGCACAAAGCACAACGTCTATGAAGTTTTCAATTAACAAGGCTGGCATGTCTGCCGAACCAACTTCATATGTTTATAATTTAACAGAAGTAGATGAATACAATGTTGTAGTGTCTGGAGGTCAAGTCCTTAATGGAACTCCTACTACTGAGCCATTTACTGTAACTGGACTAAAGGCTGGCACAGCATATCGTGCAACAATGAATGCAAAAATAAACTCTAATTCAGGAAATAGCATTGTGTTTTATTTTGTTATGCCTAAAGACTCTAATTTTGTTTCTGCTGGATCAAATGCTTTAGATCCAAGTAAACCTACAGCTTCTAAATCATTTTTGAGAATTAATAATAGTAGTAAAAATGCTAAGTCATATAAGGTGGCATGGAAAACATTTGATGGATTGAGCTTGGGATCTTATAATATTAGTACAATTACAGTTGGCGGAGTAGAAATTCCAGTAAGAACATATACATCTAACACCTACTATTCATTTGGAACAACCATGTATCTTGATGCAATTATTGAAAAGACTAGACAGTCTGCAGGATTTGGATTTTTCTTAGATAATCTAGGAACAAGCGGATACTATATTTCTATTGATACAACAGAAACTGCCGCATCAGAAAATAAAAAAGAAGTTAGAATTTTAAAGGTAAGCGGCTCAGATGCTAGAGTACTTAAAGATACTCAAAAAAATACAGTGACATCTTTGTTGTAGATTCAAATGGAACCTATCCAACAGATGATGGCAAGACCTTTGTTAATAAAATTCTTCCTCCGACAAAACAAATAGGCGTATTTGCCAAGAGCGGTCAGGCTATTTTTGATTATGTGTATGGAACGGATATTACAAAAGCTCAATATGATAACTCAAACTATTCTAAAGATATATATACTGGACTATTTTCTAACGATTTCCTAGACTTAAGCTTTGGCGATATTATTTATAATCAGTCTGTAGAAGAAGACAATTTGGCTAAGCCATCTGCAATTGATGAATTTGGAACTACAGTTCGTGAAATTAAAAAATCCCAGTTTATTTTTAATGGTGGACCATCATTCCCAATTAAATTTTCTACTGGGCTTAACAATAACGTTAAAATATTGGGAGAGAAAAAGAGCAACTTTGGCGGAGAGGTTTATGTATTAAATAATAGCTCAGCCCTAACACCATTAAGCGACCAGCAATCTGCAAGTTTTTATATATATGGAAATACAATATCCCCTTCTGGAGTTCTTGAATATGAGACTGATCAAATACCAGAATACGTAAATCAAGAACCAGTTATTTTTGACTCTAAGTGGCTTCAAAATCTTTCAGATGTAGAGGCATTAGGCAAGTGGATTAAAGCTAATATTGTCAATAGGGGACAAATTGTTTATATGGAAATTTTTGGAAACCCATTGATTTCTGTAGGAGATATTGTTACAATTAAGTATGTGTACCAAGGATTGGCGGGAACAGAAAAGTTTATTGTTACCGCAGTTCAACATAACTATAACGAGGGGCTGAGTACAACTATCACTTGTCGAACCTTGTAGTCGACTAAATGATATAATCAATAATATGGCAATTGAAAAAGTAGATAAGAAAACGGTATCAGAGGGAGCACCCCTTGTTGAAGCCGAAGATTCTCCTGTATTTGTATTTCTCAGAAAAGACAGACCATTAACAGTTGCTAGAGGCGGTTCAGCAAATTTAACTTCACCATTTACTGGAGGAGACTCTTCAGGCGGAGTAGGAGATGGGACTGGAGATCCTGGAGATGATCCAAAAGATCCTATTGATGTGCCAGAAGATCCTGGCGTAGATGTCCCACAATTAACAGATATTGAAGAAATTACATACGAACAATATTTTGATTATACTAAATCAGTTAGATATAATGCTATTTTAAAAGTTAGAAATTCAAGTATTAAAAAAGATGAAGTAGTTGCTGTGGATGCTAGAAATACTCCAAAGAGCGGTGCAAGTGCTACTGGAACTACAACTCCAGCAAACTTTATTACACCAACTCCAACAACTCCTTCCGTAGTATTTGACAGAACTGGAACTGCAATTGCTTGGGGATGGAGCCAGTCTGATAATTTAGGTTCATATTCTGAGGTTTCGTATGAGTGGGAAATCAGATCTGGATCATCTACAACAAGCACAAAGATTAGTTCTGGTACAAAGCAATTCGCTGCTTCTGGAAGCTACCCTATTGGAAATAGTGGAAAGAATAGAAGGTATAGAGTAAGCTCTGGTGATGGAGATACTCCAGCAACAGCATCTGCAAGGCATTTACGTGTTAGAGCTGTAGTTACTGGAACAAATGGTAAAATATATTATTCAAGGTATTCAAAGCCAATTTAGGAGAAACATGATTAAAGGTACATATATATTCTATGCAGACGGCAAGGAGATTGCTCGTCACGCTAATGTCATTACTAAATTTGGTAAAAGATTTTTAACTAACTTTATTGCTGGAAATGAGAAGACTCTTTCTAAGTCGATGGCATTTGGAATTGATTCTACAACCGCTACAGAGCTAGATACACGCCTAGGGTTTGAATTTTATAGAACTCCAGTACAGTTTGGAAGTACAGATATTCAAACAGAGAATGAAACAACTACATATTCAGTAGTATATAAGGCTACAATTCCGCAGGACGTTTCTGGATTAATTTCAGAAGTCGGTATTTATCCAGAGGTTAGAAAATCATTAAATATTTTTGATAGCAAGTTTATAACAGATTTTGATAGCCAGTTAGATTGGACAAATGCTCCAGAGTTAGCTACTGCAAACTCTAAAGTTGGCCCATATCTTCTTAATATGGTTTCTAACAATAATGCTGCAAGAGAATACACTAGTAATATTAGCCTACTAGATCTTTCTGGATATAGCGTTAATGATTCAATAAGATTGGCATATTATAAATACGATGACAATCTTGCAAGTATTAAAATTAGATTATATAGTTCTGCAACAGCATATTATGAGACCACAATTACTCCGCCTTCTGGAACTGGACATTTTATTAGCAGCAACATTTTGCTTTCATCTGTATTGTCTGGAGCCACATCGCCAGCACCAGATAGCAAAAATATTAATAAGTTAGGAATTGTTTTAACTCCAACATCTGGTAATACAACATCTGTTGGTATGGATGCTTTAAGAATTAATGACGAAGATACCTTTGACCCACAGTTTGGACTTATTAGTCGTTCAGTTGTTACCGCATTAAGTAAAGTGGCGGGAAGGCAAGTAGACGTAGAATATAGATTGGATCTAGGATTCTAATATGGCCTACGAAGATTACGAAGATAAAAGCTTTAAAATAGATGATAACTATTTTAAAGTCGTAATCCCTGATTTAGATCCAGGCAAAGATGTTCCAATTCAGATACGCTGGCAGTATGCAGATAAAACCTATGGTGGATGGTCAAATTCTAAAACATTAAATGTACCAGAAATTTCAAGACCAGAAGTATCCTCTGTAACAACAGAATGGGTAGGAACTTCCCTAAAAATTACATGGCAAAAAACCTCAGAGCTTGCAAATGGTTATCAAATTTATTTAACAAACGGACTTACAACAGCATCATGGACAAGGTCTGTAGACAAAACTCAGGCGACTCAAACATTTATTTTAAGCTTTGAAGAGAATAAAGCAAACTTTGGCGGCATTTTTAGAACATCGTTTACTGGATTTTTAAAGAGTACCTATATTGATAATACTACAGATGGTGTGGCATTTAGTACAGCTGCATACACAGATGCAGTTTGTGCTCTATCAATTTTAAATACCGACTGGTCGCTTGTATCAATCGCAAATGGATTTACAGTTGCATGGACTGTAAATAGCGTTTCATATCCTACATATCAATATACAGAAGTATGGATATCGGATGCTGAAGCTGGCACATATACAAAAGAATATTCTGGTGTTGGTCCAGCTACAATTAAAGTAGCCACACTTGCAACTAATTATGTAAAGATAAAGCATTTCTCTGCTTCTGGCTGTAGCACGTCTTTTTCCAATGTTCGAACAGTATCGGCATACGATCCTATTTCTTTTGACGCTACTCCACCTAACAATACTTTTACACTTGGAACTGCTACAGTTACAGATGATTCAAACGGACTATTCACATTTGACAAGAAGGTATTATTTACTTGGACAGAAAATGCGGATACAGACACTGCTGGATATCGTATTAGGTTTAGAATTGCAGGTTCTGGTGATCCTTATACATATATGTCAGTTCCAGGAAAAACAAAAACGTCTACATATTTATATGGATTAAAAGGCGGGCAGACCTATGAAATTGGTGTCAGCACGTTTGATATCTATGGCAATACAAATGAAACACAATGGCAGACATATCCAAATATAGTAGCTCCAGCAAGCACATCGTTAGTTCCAGATGCAGCAATTACTGCTGGAGATATGAAGTTAGGTTATGGAATTGGTGGAAGTAATACACAAAAAGGTTTATATATTGCTCCTGATAACTACTGGTATGTTCAAGGAAACACAAATGTTTCAAGTGCTGCTAGATTATCGGTAGGCGGAACATCAGATAAACTAGTTTGGGACGGAACTAATTTAACAATAACTGGAACGGTATACGCAAATGCTGGTAGATTTACTGGATCTATAGATGTAGGAAGCTCAACAGTTGCTGGACAACTAAGAGTATATGCTGGATCTAATAAATTTGAAGTAGGTAAGCTTACAAATACATCTGGACAATATATTGAAGAGTTTGGTATTCAGGGAACTAACTCTTCTGGAAAGCTATTTCAACTTGATACAATAAACGGTATTGTCACCAATAAAGGAACAATTGGCGGATGGACAATTAATGAAACAACAATTACTAAGAACCAAACATCTTTAGGATCTGATGGTTCTATTACTGCTGGCTCTAGTGGACAATTTCAAGTCACTACAGCAGGAGCCCTTACTGCAACAAATGCAACAATTTTAGGTTCTGTAAAAGCAACTGGCGGAGGTTTTGGTACATTTGATTCAAGTTTCAACATTGTAAAGGGTTGGACAATTGGAGCCGCAACATTAACATCTACTGGACAAGCTTCTGGAACAACTCAAATTATTCTTAATGGTTGGGAGTATACGGAAGCCCAGGTGCTGGCGGAGCAACAACTGGAGAAGAGCCTAATACAGAAAACGACTCTGGAGGTTTTGGAGGAACTGGAACTGCTGGAGGATCTGGATCTGCTGTTACCCTAACAATTAGGGACGGAGAAATTAATGCAGATAAATCCTTGTTAATTAAATCTGGAAACACTACAGAAATTTATACTGGCGGATCTAAGGCGGCAGCATTTAGTAGCACTTACTCATCTTTAAACTTTACTACAGGATTATATGTTGGAGCATCTACTAGCGAAAATGGAGTTCAAACTCATACATCTCCATATGTAAGCATAGATGCTAGAATGAGACTAAGACGGGGAGCCCCTCTTTTTTATCCAGGTGGATCGGCAGGTGCATATATTAGAAATATCTATATTAAAGATACTGATAATAATCCATCTCCTTCAACTGGATATATCGGTGATGTTTTTATTGCATACTAGGATAACAAATGCCAATTTATACAAAAAAATCTAACGGTACTTGGTCTACTAATGCTAAAAAAATATTTGCTAAAATTGGATCATCTACGTGGGCTTCAGCAAAAGCAGTCTTTGTTAAAACAGCAAACGGCTGGATTCAGGCATGGCCAGGAAATGCTCCTTCGGTAAGGCCTAGTGATCCTATATCTTTAAGATTAACAAGCTACAGTGGACCTTTAGCTGATACAGTAAATTTTGAATATATCAATACAGTTATGTATGGTGATGATGGATCGTATGACGGAGATGCTCCAATTCAAATAGATAATACTAGTAGAAAAATGGTGTATTATCCAGATACGTCAACTAATTCTACTAGAACTACAATAGAAACCTCAGATGTATTTAATCTATCTAATAATAGTTTAAGCGATGTAGATGGAGTAGATGGAAAATATGTTAGGTATTCATTACGAGCATTTAATAATTCTGGTGAACTGGATGCATTTTCTGAGCCAGTAAGAGTTATTAGAAGAACTCCAGAATTTGCAAGTACAATTCTTTTAGATATTGATGCCAGTTTAAGCGAATTTTTTACCCAGTATGCTCTTGAATTTAATATTAAAAACAATTGGTATGACTGCGTTGATTGGACTAGGTCATATGTAAGATGGTGGAAGCACACAGATACAACTAATTATAGAAATGGAACTATACTTCAAACAGATTATTTAAATAGTTCAACTATTGGTGGAAGATTTAATAGATACGGAAGTTATACTAGGGGAGACGGAACAAACTTAAACGGAGAATCATTTATTTCAGTAATGGCAAATGATTTGCCAGCAGGATATTATGTTGTTGGAGAAGTTGTACTATTAAATTCATATACAGATTATTATAATACTGAGGTAAAACAGTCAAAAGCAAGCGATGCTATTCCTATTGTTTCAAATGTGAGATTCTTAGATATAAATGGAGAAACTGCTATTGATAGCCAGGGAAATATTGTTTCCGACGCCTTATGGGATTTAAAGTTTGATGTTAGTGGAGTTTCTGCTTCTACAACATATAGAGTTCAATATAGACTATATAATGATTCAGCTACAAGCAACTGGTATACAGATTTTGATGGAAGCAGTGCAAATTGGGAAGACAGCAGTATTTGGAGAACTTCATATAATTCCGATGGAAGTGGTGACGGATATTTAAGTGGAGTAAGTCTTGTTGGAAGTACAGCATATGTAGAAGATAGGGCTTTTATAAATACAGCACTTTTAACTGGAAGTCCAACCTATGGTGGAGGTTTGCGTAGATGGCATCTTGAATATAGAATCAGTGTACAAAATCCTGGACAGGCAAGAGTTTATTATAATGGAACTCCTCAAAATGGATCCTATTTCCACTTCGGTTCTTCTGGCGGTACTTTTGAGATTATGCCTTCTACAGTTCCAACACTAAGTGCAACTCCATTAACTGGTACATCTCCATTATCAGTTTCTTTTACTGTGACAACAAATTCATATCCTTCTGGTAATGCATCTTATCCTAGAGCAATTGGAATTGATTACGGAGACGGCAGTGCAATAGATTGGCAATATTATTCTTCATCAAATCCTACAAGAACCGTAAATAAAACATATACTAGCGGAGGAGTATTTACGGCTACTGTAAGAACTATCCCTGAAGGTGATACAAGTCGTGGAACAAGAAGTAGAACAATTACTAGCATTAGTAGACCGCCAGCTCCAAATACTTTAACCGCTTCAACCAATAGAACAGACGGAGTTTTGCTTCAATGGGATTTGCCTAGCTCTCAAAGCGCTAATTATTATGAAATTTATTGGCAATCAAGTCAGGGAACAGGCCCAGTAAATCAATCTACATTTGCTGATTTTGGTAGAAGTGGCGATACGGCAAATGCAATTACTTCAAAAAGCTTTTTAGATACAACAATATCTAGTAACTCAACTAGATATTACCGTGTTCGTGCTAGAAACTCATCGGATACGACTGATCCTAATTTTTGTTCTGATTGGTTCCCATCTCCAGGAAATAATGCTATTACTGGAACAAGAATTGCAGCAAATTTAACAGCACCTACAATAACAAATGTGCCTACAATTACTGCTGGCGGGGCAGTTACTGCATTTTTTACTGGAGGATCTGGACCAGCATATCAAATATATTGGACTACTGGTGTAGCTCCAACAACTCCAGTTACTCCAGATGCTTCTGGAACATCAAGCCCTTTAACAGACAATAGTGGTCCAACTACTCCAAGCAGCGGAAGCGTAAGATGGTTTATGTATGTTCGGTCAGTTGCAACTGTTGGAGAAACTAGCGTAGGACCATCTTCAGTAGCTAGCGCCTGGAGCTCAGGATATGAATTTACAGTAAATGCTGCAAATGCAAGTCCACCTTCTTCAGTTTCTGCTTCTGTAAGCGGAAACGTGTTCTCTGTTTCTTGGCCACAAGCAACAAACGCAACTAAATATAGAATATATTGGACTACCGCATCTAGCTATACTGGAGATCCAGCAAGCTCTTATGATGCTGAGGTTAGCGAACCTACAAGATCTACACAATTTACTCTTTCATATAATACTACATATTATTTTTATGTTTCCGCTTCTGGCAGCAACAATGTTTGGACTGCATATAATTTAGCACGAAGCTCTGCTACAACAAGCGGCTCTCCCCCTGTTCAAAATGCAACAGCCCCTACATCAGTTACTGCTACTCCTGGTAATGGATCTGTAACAGTAACATGGTCTGGAGATACTAATGCTACTAAATACAGAATTTGGTGGTCTACAAGTTCTAGTGGAAATAGTGGTGTAAATCCTGCAGTTTCTTATGATGCTGAAAGAACAGTAAGAAATGTTACATTTAGCTTATCAAATGGAACAACTTATTATTTTTGGGTATCTGCGTCTAATACAAATGATGTATGGACTTCTTATGGCAGTAGCCCTAGAGGACAAGCAACCCCGTCTGCTCCATCTACTCCAGCCCCAGTTCTAGTAAGTATTAGCGGAAATAACTCATTAGCATTAGGTGGAACATTCTCTTGGAGTTTCTCCAATTCTCCAACAAGCTATTCGGTATTTTGCCAAGGACCAACTGGAACTGTATTTACAACTAGCAACCAGTATACTTATACTGGTACAACTTTTAGGCCTGGTTATGATGGAACTGGATGGCAAGGGGCAGGAAACTATACAATTTATGTCTCAGCTAGAAACTCTGGTGGAGACAGCGCTGTTGCAAGCCAAACAACATTTATGAATTAGGAGATATATGTTAAGTAATACAGATAAGATATCTTTGATTAATTTAAAATTAGAGTTCTGGAATGCAAGGCTGCAGGAAAGTATAAATGCTATAGAAACCCTTAATGGTTTAGGCAACCAGTTTAAAATAGACGGCAATGCGTCTGATATAGATAACTATGGCAAAATCATACAGGTTTTAGAAACAGAAAAAGAAGCCTTGACTAATCAGGGCTAAATGATATAATAAGGAAAGGAGGATATAATGAGTCTAGCAAAAGAAGATAAGCTGTCAATTATTGATCAGCACATTAGAAATATTGAGTATTCTATTTATGGGTCTCAATTAGATCTTATTGAGGCACAGGCTGTTGCCTCTCCAGATGCAGTATCAATTGCATCTATTAATGATCGAATTACTTCAGCTACTGCAAAGAAGACAGCTCTTCTAGCAGAAAGAACAGAAGTAGAAGCAGAATAGGAAAATAAATGGCAGAAAAAGCGGAACTAATAATTACCGCCCTACAGCAACGTATCGGAGAAATTGTATCTAATTATGAAACTCAGATTGCAGTATTACGGGCAGAAATTACAAAGCTTGTTGAAGAGAAAGAAGCGAAGCGTGAGGCTGTTCAAGAATACAACGAACATCTTGATAATCTCGCAACCGACTAACTTCCCATCTGGAATTGCTGTTAAAACAGACAGCGCCACCTATTGGATTAAAGACGGTAAAAGATTTAAATTGATTTCAGATAGGGCCGCCACTTCTTGGCAGTTTACTACGGTAAATGCTACTGAGGCGGCTTTATCAGGAATTAAACTAGTAGGAAAACTGGGGTTCAGAGACGGGACCTTGATCAAAAACATAGCAGATGGTAAAATGTATTTAGTGTCTCAAAATAAACTGCGTCACATTGTTGACCCAGATATTTTTACTAAGTATGGCTTAGATAGATCTAAACTAATTGAGGTATCTGAGGCGGAAGTAAAAGCACACGATATAGGAGAATCATTATAATGGCAGTAAATCAACATAATGCGGTTACGTTTAACGATGGAGAGCCTTTAGATCCTGTTAAACTAAATAAACTGTCACAAAATATTGATAATCTTTTCCAGATGACAAGTGTATCTAATCAAACAGACAACTCTGGAAATCCAGCAACTGCAATTGTTTTTACAAAGTATCACAAGTTTGAAGATGTTGGTGCTGGCAAAATGGATAAACTTACATTTAATTTTGGAGATAAGTTTACTGAAGATGAAATTAAAAGCGGTAAGGTGTTTGCAGTAGCAAGCCTAAGAAACAGCTTAACCGCAGATGACAACATGATGGTAAGCGTGACTGGAATTACAACCACGCCTACAATCTATGTAGTAAATAAGGGCAAGAAGCCAAGAGACATTGCAGTAGGAATTATTGCAGTTGTTTTAAGAGAAGTGGTATCAGCAGGATAGTCTTGACAGGCTACTGCTATATGTTATAATAATAACTAACGCCAAGTCACGACCTCGTGACTTTTTTCGTATTAAGGTGGAGAATGAGTAACGATTTAAAGTGGATGCTATCATCTGATCAGCAATTCCCATATCAAGACGACAAGATGATTGAGCTTTGGTTTAAAGTAATGAAATGGTTTAAGCCAGACGTAGTTGATTACCTTGGCGATACAGACGATCAAGCATGTTATAGCAAGTATACAGAAGGTCGTTCCGCAGAATTTTTAAACTTATATAAAACAGATAGCGCAGATTTAATTATTCCAACTATGCGACATGAAGCAAAAGGTGCAAGAGATTTCTATGCAAAGACTCGTGATATGCTTCCAGAAGCACAATTGTTTTCTGCATTAGGCAATCACGATATTCGTATCTTTAATTATGTAGATGCAAAGTTGCCAGACTATATATCAGAAGTAACTCCAGAAGCTTTATGGAATCTTGACTCATTGGGATATGAATATATCTTCTATGACTCATTGCCAAAACGTCGCTTTGGAGACATCCATGTTCATCACGGTATTTCAATTTCGGCTACAGGATCTGTAAGAAAAGACATGGAAGATATGCAGGTGTCTTTGATTCGTGGACACTCTCATAGAATTGCTTCACATATGGTAACATATGAATTAAGAAACAATGGCCAAGGTGAAACATTGCGTGGTTATGAAATTGGACACATGTGCGACGAAAAGGGTCCAGGTATGAAGTATACTCAACACCACGATTGGCAAAAGGGATTTGCAATTGCTCATATTGAAAATGGAGAATATCCACATATTCAAATGATCCATGTATCTCCAGATTATTCGTGCGTCGTAGATGGGAAACTATTTAAACTATGATGCAGTGTCAGAGATGCCGTGGACGAGTATTTGTCGATAGAGTTTTCTCTCAAAAACTACATGTTGAGCTTTTCTGTATTCTATGCGGAAGGCGTTGGATGATTAATAAGGATACGAGTGCATTTGGGCGATGGCTAGAGAAAAAAGACAAAGAGTTCGCAAAAAACTTCTCTATTTCTTCTTAAACGGGAATATACATAAAGTATTAAAATCCTCTAGGGCAAGAGATGAGATAGTTGCTTGGTGCTATCCAGATAAAAAAAGAGTGATGTATCCGTATTCTTTAGTAAAGAAGAATATGGAAAATGCTTATTCTACAGTAGAGGCAGCAAAACTATTGAATAGGCATAAGGTAACTATTGAAGAATATATTTTGCAGGGCAAAATAAAAGCTCCACAAAAAGTATATCCAATTAGTAATCCAGAAAGTTCATGGTCTAAATATATGTTTAGCGAATCGGACATATTGGACATCCATCAATTTATTATTGATGCTGGATACATCAGAGAATTGCCATCAAGATCAGAATTGCAAGCTCTTCTCAAACATAATTTAATATTGTATACTAAGACCAATGACGGTTCATTTGTACCTGTATGGAAGGCGGAATAGTGGAAACTAAGGTGAAGGTAGATCTTTCGTTTACTCGTAACTTGGGTAATTACGAAAGCATTAAAATTGGCATAGGCATTGAAGACTTTGTTCGTGATGGAGAAAATGCTGATACTGCAACAGAGCGTGTGTATAAGTTTGTAGAAGACAAATTGATTGAAAAGACTCGTGAGGTTGAAGAGGAACTAAAACGTGGCAAATGAGAAAGAGCCTTATGTTTTAATAGGACTATACGAATCTTTATATAAGGAGAAGTATAATAAAAAGCCACGCCTAAATAAATTCCGTGAAAAATGGGCTATGCAAGATGTCATTGATAGTGTAGGATATGAACGTGCAAAAGAATTGCTTATCTATTATTTTAAGACTGGTAAGTCTGGGCATCCGCTCAACTTCTTCTTTTATAACTTTGATAAGATAGATATTTTAAAGAATGAGATTGATAGAGATAAGGAAAAGCGTCGCATGCTGCGAGAGGCTACAAAGAAAATGGTGGAAGGCGAAGAATGAATACAGAAGCAGAATTACTATCTTCCGTATGTAAGAATAAAGATATAAGTGTATTACTTGCAGATAATGTAGATGAGATCTTTACATCCCATGCCGATATTTGGAATAGCCTAAAAACATACTATTATAAATTTAAAGCAGTTCCAGAAGTAGGCATTCTTATGGAGCGTCATAAAGACTTTGAGCCAGTTGATACAAATGCACAGACTGGATACTATTTAGATAAACTTAAAAATGAATATCTGACTAATAAGCTTAAGAGCATTATTATTCAATCTGGGTCTTCTCTAAAAGAAGATGCTGCATCAAGGGTTCTTGCAGAAATGCAATCTAAGCTCGCAAACCTTTCTAAGTTTACAAATAATGTTCGTGATATTGATGTCACAGATCTTGAAGCAGCAGAGAATCATTTCCTTTCGGTAAAAGAGCGTTCTGCAGCAATGGGCGGAAGCCCAGGAATTCTAACTGGGTTTGATGCAATTGATAAAGCATATCCTACTGGTATGGCTCCAGGACACTTAATTGTTGCTATTGGTTGGCCAGGACGTGGTAAGACATGGTTTACTTCCTATCTTGCATGTAAGGCATGGGAACAAGGATTCAAGCCAATGATTGTATCTCTTGAGATGTCTCCAGAAAATATGCGTGACCGTATATACACAATGCTTGGCTCAGGATTATTCCGTGCCAGCGATTTTTCAAAAGGCGATATCGATGTAGATACATTTAAGTCTTGGGGTAAGAAGAAGTTTGAGGGAAAGAATTCATTTGTCCTAGTATCAAATGAGGGTACTGCAGAGGTTACACCTGCAACTATTCAGGGAAAGATTGATCAGCATAAACCAGATTTAGTTATTTTAGATTACCATCAATTGTTTAATGATAATAAGCGGAGCATGTCAGAAGTTGAGCGTAACCGTAACATATCTCGTGAATTTAAGCTGTTAGCAGTTTCTAATAATATTCCAGTAATTGATATTACTGCAGCAACAGCAGATGATATTTCTGACCAAGACGAGCCACCTATGATGTCTCAGGTAGCATGGTCTAAGGCAATTGAGTATGATGCTGATATGGCTATGGCTATCCACAGATATCCAGGAACTAATATGATTGAAGTTGTTTCACGCAAGAATAGGCATGGACACGAGTTTGATTTCTACCTTGATTGGGATATTAATCGTGGTGTTATTAGCCCTATCTATGAAAATCTTCCAGATATGAAGAGCGGAAATGAATAGAAAGATAAAGACATTTGGTCATGATGGGGAATTCCTAGACGATTCTGTTGTTATGATATCAAGGGTGGCAGCAGAAAATGCTGTTATGCATGAAATGCGGGATAAGGGTTATGCAAGGATACTAGATCTTGACGTAGGCTGGTATACACAGTATGATTCTGTAATTAATAAATGGGAATATGCTATTAGAATATATGGCATATATGTTGGTAAAAGAAAGGCACGTGAATGCGAGGGATGGTCACAAGGAAAATTGATTCCACGATCTACACACCAGCACATGTTAAAGCAGTAGTTAAATCGCTTGGCATAGAAATAGTTGGAGAAACTAATAATGATTTCCTATGCTACTGTCCGTTTCATTCTAATCGCCATACTTCAAGCTTTAGCGTAAGCAGAGAAAAGGGTGCTTATATTTGTTTTAACCCAGCATGCGGAGAGGCTGGCACATTAAATGAACTAGTTAAAAAAATCTTAAATAAGAATGAGTATGAGACAATCAGATACATCGCTTCTAAAGAAGCTGAATCTGTAGAGAACTTTGATGAAGTCATGGCCAATATGTTTGAAGATAAACCAGAGTTTAATGAGTTTCCACAAGAAACTTTAGACCAATTATATAATAGACTTGGCGCTTCTGAAGATGCTAAAGCATATTTAATTTCTCGTGGTATTAATGAGCAATCTATGCACGACTTTAAATTAGGATATTCTGAAAATATGGACATGGTTATTACCCCAGTTCATAGCCCAGACGGAATACCAATTGGATTGGTTGGAAGATCCATTAAAGATAAAGCATTTAAGAACAGCACCAATCTTGCTAAAAGCAAAACATTATTTAATATTCATCGTGCCAAAAAAATAGGTGGGCACGTAATCATTGTAGAATCTAACTTTGATGCAATAAGAATTCATCAGGCTGGATTCCCAAATGTTGTTGCAACATTAGGAGGTTTTCTTTCTATTGAACAACAAAACTTATTGAATAGATATTTCAATAAGATAACAATTATGACAGACGCAGATTTGGCTGGCAGGGAATTAGGCCTGAGCATAGCCAATAAATTACGTAATAAAGACATCTTGTGGGCTTCGTATGAATATGGTAAGATATACCCACATGATGCAAAAGATGCTGGCGATATGACTGATGAAGAAATTGTAGCTTGTATTAAAAATTCTGTATCCGATATAGAATACAGAACCTGGAATTCGTGATATAATAAAATGACAGATGGATATATACCATCAACTATAAAGGAGAAACATAAATGGGTATCGTAAAGGGACTAAAAGGCTTGAATGCAGTTATGGACAAGCCACAGTCAAATTCAGAAGGTAGCAAGGCTCGTTGGGTAAAACTTGAAGATGGAGAAAGCGTTAAGATTCGTTTTCTTCAGGAACTAGATCCAGATTCACCAACATATAATGAAAAGCTTGGGCTGGGCTTTATTGCAGTCGAACACACAAATCCAAAAGATTACCGTCGCAAAGGTCTTTGCTCTATGGAAGATCAAGGTAAGTGCTGGGGTTGTGAGCAACACCGTAAGGACTACAAGGCAGGTTGGAAGGGTCGTTCACGACTTTATATCAACGTTCTAGTAGACGATGGCAAAGAAGAGCCATATGTTGCAATTCTTTCGCAGGGTTCAAGCGGCAAGACAGTTACACCTACACTTATTGAGTACGCAGGAGAAATGGGTTCAATCACAAATCTAATGTGGCGTATTAAGCGTAGCGGTACAAAAACAGACACAAGTTACACAATCATCCCCCTTGCAAAGGATGAAGCAGCATTTGATGCATCAACACTAGAACTATATAAGCTGGAAGAGACAGCAGTTCGTGATCTTCCTTATACAGAACAAGAAGCTTTCTTTAATGGAGAAGGCGGAAATTCAGAGTCGGATTCAGCAACTAGTAGCAATCTAGACTGGTAATAACTAATTAAAGGCGGAGAATTAATGTCATTCACACATTTACATGTGCATTCATACTATTCATTAATGGATGGCCTTAATTCTCCTGCCGAATTAGCACAAGCAGCAAAGGATGCTGGGCAAACAGCATTAGCAATTACTGATCACGGGACATTATCATCTCACCGTGATATGCAAATAGCATGTAAAGAAATTGGTATCAAGCCCATTCTTGGGGTAGAAGCATATATCTCGCCAACCGATAGATTTGATAAGTCTTCAAAAACAGATAAATCAATTCAGGCATACAACCATATTATTTTATTGGCTAAGAATCAAAAAGGATTAAGTAATATCCATGCATTGCAAGAATTAGCATGGAACGAAGGCTTTTATCATAAGCCAAGAATAGATAGAGAGATATTAAAAGAATATGCGGAAGGTATTATCGTTCTTACTGGATGCCTTAATGGGCTTATTAGTAAGTGTATCGAACGTGGCGATTTATCGGATGCCAAACTTTTACTCAAAGATTTTAGTAAAACTTTTGGCGAGGATCTATATGTGGAAGTTCAGTCTCATAACCCAAAAGAAATCAACGAAACGCTACTTCAATTAGCTGATGAATTAAAAATTAAGGCGGTAGCAACAGGAGACGCCCACTTTGCTAAAGGCGAAGATAGAATTCTAGAAGAAGCAATGCTTATTTTATCAACTTCTCCAAAAGCTGATAAAGAGGCAGACTTTGAAATGTCTCGTCAGATGAAGAATATGTTAGATAGATTTAATTATCTTTATCCTGACCGTCGTATTTCATTTCAAGATTATAATTTATTTATTCAGACTCGCCAAGAAATTGAGGCGGATTTTAAACAGGCTGGAATTAATAGGACTGACATATTTGATAATACTATGGAGATAGCCTCTAAAATTGGAGAATACGATTTTAACAGGGGTCTAGATCTTCTACCAGTACCTAAGACCAATGCTGATAAGAAACTGGCTGAGATGGCCTTAGAAGGCCTTAAACGCCTATCCCTAGATCAGGATAAGGTCTATGTAGACAGGCTTGAAGAAGAGTTATCTGTAATTAAGGATAAAAAATTTGCATCATATTTCTTAGTTGTAGCAGATATGATTAATTGGGCAAAGACAAATAATATTATGGTAGGTCCAGGTCGTGGTTCTGCTGCTGGATCTTTAGTTTGTTATACATTAGGTATTACAGATGTAGATCCAATTAAATATGACCTACTCTTTTTCCGATTTATTAACCCAGAGCGTAATGACTTTCCAGATATTGATACAGACTTTGAAGACCGCCGTCGCAAAGAGGTTAAAGATTATCTAAAGAAGAAGTTTAAGCACGTCGCTTCCATTTCTACATTTACTTATTTTAAGGATAAAGGTGTAGTTCGTGATGCTGCTCGTGTATTCATGGTCCCCCTTGGAGAAGTTAATAAGGCGTTGAAGTCTGTAGATACATTTGAAGACTTTGTAGAATCTCCAAACACAAAAGAATTTAGATTAAAGTATCCAGAAGTTACTTGGCTTGCAGAAAAACTACGTGGAAAAATTAGAAGCGTTGGAGTTCATGCTGCAGGAGTAGTTGTGGCAAAAGATGATATCAGAAAGTATGCTCCAGTAGAATCTCGTGAAGATGCTCAGGATAAAGTATCAGGAAGAATTCCAGTTGTTGCATATGATATGGACACAGTAGCAGATATTGGTCTTATTAAGCTTGATGCTTTAGGCTTAAAAACATTATCCGTTATTTCTGATACATTAAAATCTATTAAGGATAGACACGGTAAAACAATAGAGTTGTCTAAGATTCCACTAGACGATAAAAATGTTTATGGAATGCTAAGCGAAGGATATACAAAGGGAGTGTTTCAGGCTGAAGCAACTCCTTATACAAACCTATTGATGAAAATGGGTGTTAGCACATTTGAAGATTTAGCAGCATCAAATGCTCTCGTACGTCCAGGAGCTATGAATACTGTTGGTGCTTCATATATTAATCGTAAGCATGGAAATGAGGCTGTAAAATATGTTCACCCAATTATGCAGCCATTTATTTCAAACACTTATGGCGTAATTATTTATCAAGAGCAGGTTATGCAGGCCTGCGTATATCTTGGCGGAATGACTTGGTCCGAAGCGGACAAGGTTCGTAAAATTATTGGAAAGAAGAAAGATGCAAAAGAATTCGACCAATTCAAAGATCAATTTATTGCTGGCGCTGAAAAACATATTAGCAAAAAAGAAGCCCAACATCTTTGGCACGATTTTGAGGCCCATGCGGGATACTCGTTCAATAGGTCTCACGCTGTCGCTTACTCTATGCTTTCTTATTATACCGCTTGGCTTAAGTTTTATTATCCTTTGGAGTTTATGTTCTCCCTTCTTAAAAACGAAGGAAACAAAGATACAAGAACAGAATACCTTATCGAAGCAAAGCGACTAGGGTTGAAGGTTAGACTTCCGCACGTTAATGAGTCAGATGTTTACTTCTCTCTTAAAGAAGATGCAATTGTTTTTGGACTAGCTGAAGTAAAATTTATTTCAGATAGTATCGCAAATAAAATTATTGAAAAAAGACCATACAAAGATTATGATGATTTAATTGAAAAAGCATCGAAAAAAGGAAGTGGAATAAACAGTCGTGCAATTGCTGCATTAAATGCAATTGGTGGAGCGGCATTTCAAGATAACCCTAGATCAGGAAAAGAAAAAGATAATTATTATGAGTATCTAGGAATTCCTACATTCAACTTAGATCTTCCACCTAGAATTAAAGCACAGGCAAGACCTATTGAAGAGTTTGATGAATTAGGCTCCTTTATTATGTTTGGAATGGTTAAAAACATTAAGCGTGGAAATGGGTGGGCAAGAGTAGAGCTGGTTGATGAAACTGGATCAATCGGCTTATTCCATAATGAGCAAACCCCAATTGAGACTAATCAGATGTACTTCATTCTTGTAGGAGACAATAGAATTGCAAGATATGTCAAGGTAAGCGATATATCAAAAGAATCAAAGGATATGTTTGTCGATTATCTATATCGAAAAGAATACGACCTTGCTGAAAAAGAGTATGTTGTGATAGACTTCACACCGTATAAAACAAAGGCTGGCAAAATGATGGCTCACATCGTAATGTCAGATAAAGATAAAAATCTAACTAGAGCTATTGCTTTCCCTACTATGTATAAAATAGCTCTTGCCAAAATGCGGGAAGGCATGAAGTGCCAAGTCATTCTTTCTAAATTAGATGACGGTACATTAAATATTAAGGAGATAAAGTGACAGAAGATCTAGAAGGGATTATACAGGCCATTAGCATCAATCAGGTACTAGTTGCCTTATTAGAAGAATACGGTAAATTAACCGTACCCTCTATAAAATTTTTAGATGCAGCAAAAAATGATAAAGAGTTAGTTATTGACTATGATGAGGAAGGCCCATCATTTACGTTTAGTTTAAGGGATAAAAATGAGTAATCAAATTGTTACTGAGTATGGGTTAGATGCCCTAGCAGCAGTTTTACATGAGACAGCAAGAGAAAAGGGATTTTGGGATGGAGAATATACCCATGACAAAATTGGAAATAAGCTTGCCCTAGTTCATTCAGAAGTAACTGAAGTTCTTGAGGCTATTAGAAAGTCTCAAGGATCCGAAAAAGTAGTAGAAGAAATTGCTGATACTATTATTAGGTTGTTAGATGTATATGCAGCAATGAGAAATGAAGAAGCAGTTCTTCATAGTCTTGACGAAGTTTTGCATAATAAAATGGAAAAAAATAAATCTCGTCCACCCCTTCACGGCAACCTGTTCTAAATGGTATAATGGTAGAAAGAGAAAAGATAAATAAATGACAATTGTATTAGATGAAGTATTGGCAAAATTAGATCCAAAAACAAGAGCAAGAGTTCAATCAGCACAAGAAGTTCAAGTACATAAGCAGGCTACCCCAAGTATTGGGCTTAATATGGCATTGCGTGGCGGACTTCCTTATGGTCGACAGGTTCTTGTTTGGGGTAATAAGTCTGCTGGAAAATCCTCTTTCTGCTTGCAAATGATTGCAATGGCACAAAAAGAAGGAAAGACTTGTGCTTGGATAGATGCAGAAGCATCATATGATCCAGCATGGGCAGAGCAATTAGGAGTAGATTCTTCAAAACTTATTTACTCTCCTGCAAAAACAGTAAATGATATGGTAGATGTTGCTACTAAGTTGATGGAAGCAGAAGTTGATCTAATAGTTGTTGATTCTATTTCTGCTCTACTACCAGCAATCTATTTTGAAAAAGATGGAAATGAATTAAAAGATTTGCAGGATACAAAGCAAATCGGCGCTGAAGCAAAGGATATGACCCACGCAGTCAAGATGTTAAATTATGCAAACAAAAACACATTACTTGTTCTCATCTCACAACAACGAAATCAGTTTGGATCTATGCATGCT